ACAAATTTAATTACTTGTTTTCTCTTTTCTGGTCCAAAGAACCAACCCTTTAAAGTAAATGTAAGAGTATATAATATAGCTCTTCTTTCTTCGAAAGTACCTTCATAAAGGTCTTCAGTTGTAACACTTGTCATAATAATTGGAATATCTATTGGGTCTATATCAGGTATCATTTGAGCAGACACAGTAAAATCTGGTGTAAAGAACGGAAGTATTTGTTCCATAATTTTTGTAGCATCTTCTGCGTACTTAGTCATAATGTAAAGAGAAAACTCTAAGTTATAAGGAACTGGAGAATAGATAAAATCTCGTCCATCATCAGTTTCATCTTTATTTCTTTTTATAAGTTTTTGAGTAGAACCAATTTTTCGCGTAGCATCATAAGCAAGACTAGTCATCTCAAAAGACATTCTAGGCAGAGTCATAGCGGGACGACGGCTGTTAATAAGATCAGGATCTTGAGTTGCTCGTGCTAATATTTTTTGAAATGGTGCGTAAGATAACGGCACAATCATATCTTTTTTAGTAACGCCTGCGTTATCTTGTCTCTGAATTTTTAATTGATTAAACAGAGTCCCAAACAGTGCAACATATTTTCTTGTCGTTGAGTTATAAAAGTAATTTGCAATTGCCATATTATGAGTCCTGTATTGAAATATTTTCGCTGAATGGATCCATCTCAGAGAAATCTATGATATCATCAGCCTGCGACTCGAAGAATACGTTTTGGGAAATAGGATCTGTGTTTGCTAAATTCGTAAGTGTAGTAACGGTATTAGCAGAAGTATCAATATCTTCAAAATAATTATCAATCTCATAATAACCAGTATCGAATGTTTCACCAGAATATTCTGCGAGTTCACAACGCATATCATACACTTGAAGAGAACCAGATTGATAGAATATACTTTCGTGCTCAACATGCTGAATTTTGTACATTTTACCGTTAAGAGGGAGGAATATCATTTCTCCTTCCAACGGTCTTTTTCTAGTGTCTTTTTCTCTTGTTACAAACCGTTCGAATGTTCTTATTGCTACAGTAAATGTAATAGAGTCTCTGATTTGAAGACCAAACTTACTTAAGAAATCTCCTTCACCTTCAAAACCGTCAACGTTTTTAATGTAAACTTCAAAATCGTAATAGTTATCAAATGTAGGTAGATCATCCTCATTTAAAATCTTATCGACATTAGAATGCAATCTCGTAACGAACTTAACGTCGAGACCATAGATCTGAATTGATTCAATTACTAAGTCATCAATTAAGTTCTGTTCGTTTGTGTTATCAATGTTTCTAAAGAATGCATTAGTTGCCATGATTTATCCAATGAAGTTATATGTAAGTGGTTGCAATGAACGTATTGCGTCTTCTTCTATTTGTTGCCGCTCAGCTCTTGCTTCTGATAAGATTTGTTCACCGTTAAAAGATACACCACCTACTAATTGCATATTGGTAAATTTAGTTAAGTTTAGTCCCCATTGTTCTCTTACCAAAACAGCAGCATAGTTCTGTAACCAACGATCTGTCCAAACATCAGCATATTCGTCAGGGTCAATAATATCATAAGCTTCTATAATAATATAGTTACCTACTACCCAACCCTTTCTATCTGTATCAACATGCAATTTATTAACATGTCTATTATAACGAACCATCGGTTTACCAACAAGAATTTCTTGAAGGAACTCGATATGTTGCATAGTCATATAATAGTTCTGCATACTATAGCTTGTCATATCCTGAATATTATTTAAAACGAATTGATATGTTACGTTAAACATACCAGTACCTGTTGAGATAGATGTATCGAAAGAGAATATTTTTGATATACCTAAAAGTTTAGGAGGTAAAGGAACCCAACCTCTTTCTTTATCTTCTTCAGTTATCTGGTGTTTAAGATATACCATTTGTGATCCGTTATAATGGTAATCTCTCCAAAAAGAAACTGCTTCGTCTACTCGGTCTTCAATCTGTTCTTCTGACACGTTAATTTGAATAACAGGTGCACCGATTTTTCTTAAGACGTAATCTTGAAATTCTTCTCTTGACTGTGGTTGCGCCATTGTTTTCTCCTTACGCCAGTTCTTCTTTGATGATTACTTTAATGTAACCTGAGTTTGGAAAACTCTCGATCTGACCGTTATTGTATGTAACCTGGAATTCTGCGTTATGAATACCGGTGTTAGATGTATCACCAGCTTGCCAAGTATATGATACTATACCTTTTGCCGGATTTACGATTGCGCCTGTTCCCAGATTGATAACATTAGTGCCAGAATCTGTAGACATATTAAATCTTATTAATGAAGCCGCGGCTAATGATTTTGCTCGTCCTGAAGAATCAGTAAGAACCGCTTCAATTGCTGGCGCAGTATCATTTTGTTTTATATAAAAGTTAGCTGCCATTTGTTTTCTCCAAGTATTTACTCTTATTTATTAAAACTGTCATCGTACTTCTGCGTATGTTATGCCAGAATTTCTTATCTTAACGTCGTTAGGCTCTTGTTTAATTACTGCTTCATTTGATGCAAGTCTTGTTAACTCTGCATCGTTTTTACCAAATCTTGTTTTACTAAGAAGAGTATAGTTTTCGCCGTATCCATACAAAGAGAAATCGAATGCAGTAGCACCTTCTATCTCAGAGAATTGAGCCATGGTTCCTGAGAACAATATTTCAAAGGTTGGATTTGCGGTAGCAGCTACTGGAACTTTACCGTATGATATCGCAGTAAAGTCTAGTTCGTTATTTGCTGAAGTTAAGTAGCTTTGAATACCGAATTCTATACGACCAGATTGGTCAAGCGTAAAATCTATTGCTCCTGAAAATTCACCATAGATAGTAGGTGTCACAATACCAGCTTCAACATCAAATGTCAATGTTTGATTTAATTCAGCAAGAACTGGATTAAAAACATCGGATGTAAAACTTAGATCGAAGACACCAGAAGCTTGTCCTTCGATGGTTGAAAAACCGCCACCGAAGAAACTAATATCTAATGTTGATGTAAATACGCCATTTGCGGACATTTAGACAGTCCTTTATGCGCCACCAGCAGTAATTGTAAATGTAGTGATTGTAATTTGTTGACCAATAGCGATGTTAGTATTGTCTAACTGCATATCTCCACCTGCGCCAGATGCAGAAATAGTACCTTGCATATGACAAACTGTTCCATCGTTTTGGTGAATTCTAAAATACCCTGCCGTACCTGATGCATCTGCTGATAAATCTTGCCAACTACCTGATAATTGAATTACTCCGCCAGAAGGAGTTGCAAGCCAATCTGAAGGTAATACCATAGTAGCAACAATATTACCAGTATTTGCACTCGCACACTCTGTGGGTGATGCACCTGTTGCTATTGTTAAGATCGGATTTGCACCGATTGTAGTCTCTAGTGACTGGAGCGTACCATTTCTGGCGCCAGGCGATAACTGAAAGGCCATGTCTTTCTCCTTTGTTTCAAACTTATTTCTACTATTTATAAAAATATAGGTTGACACTTTTTAGGAGACACGGTAGAATAGTATTATCTACTACAAAATAAAGTTATCTTCTTTCTATATCTTCTTCTGAGAGAGTATCTCCCATCCAAACCTCAATTACCTTTACTGGTTTATCACCGACATTCGTTGCGTGATGCCATGTCCGTCTTGGAATGTCAATGCTGTCTCCGGTTTTATAGATTTTAGATGTACTATATCCATTTTGGAAGTCTAGATTCATTTTAAGATCTCCATCAACAACATGCCAATGCTCAGAACGTATAAAATGTCTTTGATCAGATAATGATTTACCAACATCTATAGACAGTTCTTTAACTTTCCAATGACCATTTTGATCTAATTCTCTGTATTTACCCCACAATCTTTTTGTTGTAGGTTTATCCCATTCTTTTAAAATCCAAGATGAACTATTTTTCTTATCTTCTCCACCAACACCAAATAAAAATTCTACATCATCGAATACCATTTCTGGGATATTATCTTTAGTACGATCTCCACCATTCGCGAAGACTATGCTAGAATTTCCTGGTGCTTGTTTCTTTACATATTCAATAGCGTTAATTGCTGTATCATCGTCATCATTAAATGCGAATACATGTCCTACACAACCTATTTCTTTAATGATTGCAATACGTTCTTCAACTGGCATAAAAGGTCTTCCCTTTTTTCGTGTTAACCACTCATCACTATTAACACCAACAAATAGAATAGAACCTAATTCCTTAGCAGCTTTAAAATACGCGATATGTCCTGAATGTAAAGGGTCAAACCCTCCTGTTACGATTACTGGTTTCATTTTCTTTCCTTCATCATATATTGCCAAGCGAAATTAATACTTTTATTGGATTGCATACGATTATTTATTAAGGCTGGATGAATCCACCAATCTTCATAAGCATGCTCTTCATCAATAGCTACATCTGAAACGCATAAAATATAGCCTACATTCTTAAGGAATTCTCTGCTAGCGTCTCTCATTTCCTCTCCCCACCAACAAGCATTATGTTGAAACTGAATTGTAGAAAATTCATGCTTATGATATGGTATAGATTCTAGTACTTTATAAGAAGCTGAGTCTGCGTTTATTCTTAGATAATCTACACGTTGCTCTATACAGTTTTGCTTAAAAAGTTGTGAGTAATCTATGTTTGAAGCGTCAGCAAAAATTATATTTGTCTTTCTTTCTCTACTAAACTTAGAACACATTCTTTCTGAGTAATCTAAAGATATACCTTTCCAATTAAATTTATCTTCTAATAGAAATGTATTATTGAATAGTGTAGGATGGCCTGATCCTATTTCTATAAAGGAACCGTCTGTTTTACCATCTAATAATGACAACACAAACATATCTTGGAAATGGCGGGAATAATTTTTATCGATTTTATCCATGCCTTCAAAGGGAAATCTGTATTTAGATTTTTCTTCTTTAGTATAAGGTATTGTACTTGGATAACCGACAGATCCTAACCATCCATTAACACTATCACTTATCTCTTTAGTCATATTTAGTTTTTCTTTGTATTTCAAATCAAAGAGCAAGTTTCTAGAGTCATCTCTTCCGTCAGATTTCCATTTAGAAACTGCATAACAATATTTTAATCCGACTTTTCCTGGGTAATCTTTTAAATCTTCAATGGGTTCATGCTCTTCATTTTGTGATAAAGCTATTTTCGCATACATTAAAGCATTTCTGAATTTGCTTTGGTCTATAGCCCATCTAGAAGCAAAATAATACGCTTCTGGCCTATTCGGCAAAATAGACATCGCTAATTTAATTAGACCTTTTGAAGTTTCATTACGTGCTTCAGATCTTGCAAAAATCATTGCACCTTTTATTAAACACTTATATTGTAATTCTAGTTCTTCGTCTGAATTTCCAGTCACAAAATCAGCAGCTCTAA